TCTGTCTTGAATTAACTACCATTGCGCTTGTTGTTATTTATATATTATTGTTTCCTTAGCTATATAAATACTTATGGACGCCACTAGGTTCGTACATCGGTACCATCGTGTCGTATTTCTCCTCCATCACAACCTGTGTGTCAGGTGTGATGTCGAAGGCTATGAAGTATGAGAGTCGGGTAGATGGGTTTGGTTGGTTAAAGGTTCTTGTTAAACCTTGCCCCATCCAATATAGCCCAGTTGATGTATCGGTCAACTCTACCTCCTTTGCTCCCTTGCCTAGGGCGCGATAGAAATTTTGAACAACGGGGATACCCCCCATTGCTCTAAGGCCACCTGTTGCTATTGCAGAGCGGTAGTAGTCCCACTGACCGCGGGTTGCCACTGATTTGGTTGTATATGCGTCGCGATTACACACGACATCCGGGTTTCGGGCCATTATATAGGCCTTGCCATCCCAGATTGGTTTACATTGACAAAACTCAATCTGCTCTAAATAGTATACAGGGTCCTCAGTCTCCATCTTGTACCCGTAGTCTCTAAACCATGCTTGCAAGTTGTTTAGCTTGCTAAGGTGCTCCCTGTTAACTAATATGACCCCGTCGTCTCCATCATTAATGAAACGAAAAGGGATCTTTAGGGATTTTAAGTAGTCATATACCATATGTGTCATGAGGATAATGTTCCCTAGGGATGTGTTAACATCCCCAGAGCATCTAACCCCTGGTATTTTGTACTTAATTTTGCCAGTTTTCGTGTAGCAAACACCATACGTGGTCAACTGCATGTTAAGCAGTTTTCTCAGGTACCACCTATCAGCTGGGGCACAATGTCTTAAATAGATATTGTGCTCATACTTCAATGCGTCTCTACCAGTGTGTTGATCAAAGCGCGCTGCATCAATGCCAACAGCTACTGGGTCTTTGAGACTCATCCAGTGTTGTGACAATACACTGCCTCTCTGCAGTGCATTTTTACCTTTCATCACAACTTGGTGTCCATAAAGGGCATCTATCTCACTATAGATTGCCTTCTCCATAGGTTGTAAAAATCTACCTAACTCAAGGTTATACCTAGGTGTTCGAGGCTGTATGGGCCTAGGTACTTGGTCGGGTTTAAGCATGTAGTCAAACTTCTCGTCTTTAACAAACATCTTAATCCAACTATCCTTGTGCTCAATAGGTTTTAAAACCAGTGACCTCTTCGCTTTCTCGTAGATCTTACGCTTATGACCGACATAGTGCTCCACAAATTCTTGGGAGGAAATTCTCGGGATGAGCTTTTCGAACTGCTTTACTTGTTCTGAGGCCACTAGGTTGAACGGTGCCACCGGTTTTAGTGGTCGTTCCCCCTTATGGTAAACTAGTCTCTCTCGTAGGGCTCGAAAGGCGTTGTCATAACTATTATTATGTATGGCAACACTAGTTCTGGTTGACTGATCTGTGAGCAGAATCAGTCGTTTTTGGTGGGGCACACCGATGCTTCTCTGACCCTTGATTTGCACCCCACCTACAACGATGTCGCCATCGGTGTAGGTGGTATCAAGGGCGGGATAAGCTCGGGGCCATCAACACTGCTGTAGGGTGGTTATAGAACCACCCACAACAGTGTTGAGCGGGGTTTTGGCTGCTCCTGCCACCCCTGCGTTTGCGTCTCCCTCCGCGTCAGCTAATGGCTTTTCCTTGTATAAGGGATCAAGCACATC